ACAAATTCACCCTTGCCTACTGGCGCGGATATTTTGCGGGGAAAATGGATTCATGAATTTACGCAGGGACTTGACTGCCAGATTGGAAACCTTTTTAAATGACTCTGGACTGAACGAAGTCTACGGGGTCATTTCTAATTATGAGGGCAAAATAAAAACCCTTACCTTTTGCAAGGCAAGATCACTGGACGGTCAAATAAATATCTATGGCTTGAACTTCATTCAGGTCAAATACAAAACTGCAATCAGAGCACTCCCCCAAGAAGATTCTAGGGTTTTCGAATCGGAGCGAAATGCTATCGATTTTTTGAAAGCAGCTTTTGTCGATTACGATTATGAACTTGCTGAAAGTATCCCCCATAAACACAAGGACAGGTAGTGAGCAAATTTCGGGGAACTTTAATTAATGCCGTGGACAGGTGGTTGCCTTCTGAGAAACCTGAAGTCTGGAATTGGAAACCTACCCCCGAATTATTGAACGCAGATTGGAAGGGGGTGTTTAACAAAGAGGGACAGGTTCATGAACAAAGCAATCTTTTACAACGACTACAGGAACCCGCACCTTACATTTTTTCGGTTCCCCTGCTCTCATATGAATACTGCGATTGGCTTATCAAGATAGCTAACGATTCTGACCAATGGTGTTTCGATAATAAAGATGGGTATGCTGCATTTGAAATTCCGTTAAAGAAAATGAATCCGTGGATTAACAGTTATCACGAAGATTTTATTTGCCTGTATATTTTGAATTCTTTGTACATGGGATTATTTGGTTACAGGGTGGACAAGGTTTCAAAATGCTTTCTGATCAAGTACACAACTCAGGTTGGATATCGAAGTATGGAGATGCACCATGACGGGAGTTCTCTGCTATCTGTTTCAGTGGCTTTGAATGATGAATACGAAGGGGGCAGTATGACATTCGTGCGAAACCCAGAACAGGAGATTAATATTCCGAAGGGTCATGCCCTTCTATTTTCGGGGAACCCTATCACGGCTCATAGGGCAAACCCTGTAACCAAAGGCGAAAGATATTCGCTTGTCTACTGGATAAGATAATGGACGTACAAGAAAAATTAGAAGAACTTTTGAACTACCATGTGGGACTCAAAAACCATTATGAGAAAACCAAAAAAGTAAATGAAGTGAAAAGGCACACTCAGTTTATTGTTGCAATAAACCAAACACGAATCGAATTGAATTTACTTCGGGAAGAAATCGAATCAATGATACTGGACAATGAAATGAATGGAATAGGAGAATCAGAAAATGAATCAGAAAATAAATAACGGATACAAAATGGTGAACCTGAAAATCTTGGTTCCTGATGGAGACTTTTGCTGCAAGTTGTCGGGGGTGAATACTCCCCACTGCGGGTTCTTCGATAATCACGGTGGACACGCAACTTGTTCTATGGATGTGGGTAGCCCTGAACTGAATGCCCTTCGGGAAGGATATTTAAAACCCCCTGCCTGTTCGGATTTACTGAAAGACTGAACGCGAAGAGCGTGATGTGTGACTTGGGGGGTTGAGATACCCCCCCTTTTTTTTATTTTACAAAGTGTGAAGTACGTCACACAGATAATTGACAAATAATTTCGTAGTGCGCTATACTTAAGGTATAGAAAAGAAAACGAGACACGAAATGGAAACACTAATTATCTTCTTCAGCCTTCAAATCCCCGTAGCGATTTTCGCGGTTGCAGGTTTCAAGCATTGGAGAAAAGTTACCACTCACCAGTTGGCTCAACGCATTTGCCACAAGCACCCTGAAGCACATCAAGCAGGTATCGCTGTTCGCAAATTTGGAATCGTTCTTTTTGAAGTTCCCGTTTGTGCTGCCACTCTTAGACTTTACAGGATGAAAAAATAATGGTCATAGTCCACATCAATCACAGAACTTATCCCATCATGCTGAAAAACAAGTGTGATGATTCCCTTCGTTACATCATGAAAGATGCTTACGAAGCAATGAGGGCAAACCCCGAAGGTACTAAAGCGGGTTACTACGCCGATGAAATTAATTACTGCGGGATGGAATTAGCAGCAAGGAGCAAAGCAGCATGATTACTAGATTTTTTACAAATTGGTCTGAGACCGTTGCCTACATGGAGCACATGAAAGATCGTGGACATGCGGTAAAGTGGTCTGTTGATATGAGACCCAACCCCAGACCTTACATGGTCACAGTGAAGACATGAACATTAAACTGTACATTCTGATGACCGTTATAATTCTGTTCGGGATTCACATCTACATGGTTAAGCGTGTCGATTACAGCAAGCACCCATTTGTAATTATGATGGTTATGGGGGTTTATTGGTTCGGTACAGCAGGGTTATTTTTCTTTGGATTTATCACATATTAGGGTTGACAAATATTATAGATGGGGCTATACTTATAGTATGAAAAACGAAAACACATTTATTCACGACATCGACAATGTTATTGAGTTCATTACAATGGCTCACGATGGGCAGACCAGAAATTATACTGGTGAGCCTTACGTTGAGCACCCAATGGAAGTTGCTAGGATTGTAAGGGACACGGTAGGGCTTGATTATGACATGATAGCTGCTGCTATGATGCATGACATTCTTGAAGACACTGACCACCCCCTGAGTGAAGTTGAAAAGCATGGTGGTATGGTTGCTGCTACTTTTGTTGAGTGGTTGAGCAACAAAGAATATCCTGAAGCCACAACCAGAAAAGAAAGGAAAGCTTTGATTGCTGCACATTTGGCTAAAGCTCCGAATGAAGTTAAGACAATCAAGCTTGCTGATATTTCTCACAACACTCCAACCATAATTATACATGACCCGAAGTTTGCAAAGGTCTATGTTGCGGAAAACAAATTGCTGTTGAAGTCTTTGAAAGGTGGACATCCTGCCTTGTATGCTAAAGTTGAAAAAATACTTTATGACTTTGCTGCGTAAAAAATTGATGGGGAGGGAGTAGAGTCCTGTTCTTGATTAATCTCAGGGACAGGATTTTTTTTATCTGGGGGAAAGTATATGAGTTCAGCAATATTAAAAAAGTTTAAGATTTATCATGCGGAGAATCCCCACATCTATAAAGCCTTCAAAGAAAAAGCTTTGGAAGCTGCAAAGCGTAGAGTGAGGTTTTCTGCTAGGGCAATTTTTTGTATTCTCAGATGGGAAACCCCCGTGACAGGAACAGGTCAGTTCAAAATTTGGGATCATGCAAGCCCCTACTATGCACGAATGTTCGAAAAAGAATTTCCAAAGTACAAAGGATTTTTTAAGAAAAGGAAAATCTTGCCAGAGGAATTTGAATAATGAGCATAGAAATGGAAAAGAAATTTAAAAAGTATCATGCTGAAAATCCCCACATCTATGAAGCATTTAAAAAACTCGCATTGGAAGCAATAAGAACCAAAAGGCATTTTTCTTGTAGGGGGATTTTCCACAAGCTCAGATGGGATTCTATGATTTCAGGAGAAAAGTGGGGGGAGAAATCAGGCTATAAAATTTTGAATGATACTAGCCCTTATTATGGTCGAATGTTTGAAAAAGAATTTCCACAGTACAAGGGGTTTTTTCACAAGAAGAAAATTCTACCTAGTGATTATACGGTGGATGATTATTATGAAACGAAATTGGGGAAATAAAAATGGCTACAACAGTTGAAGAAGTATTGGCATTGGCAGATGTCGATCAATGTCTGAAAGATACGGGCGTATCATCTACGCACGGTCATTGTCATAATGCGTGTGTGTGGCTAATCGTTCAAATCAAAAAAGCCAAGCTGCTTGAATATAATATTGCTTGGTGCTTCGGTACGTTCTGGAATAAAGATCATAGTTGGTTGGTTGTCCAAGACCTTGAAACAGGGGAAGACATTGTTGTTGATATGACGGTCAATCAATTTGTTGATCGTGAAGTTCCCTTTTCAGAACCGATGAATGACCAGTATGAAATATTTGATAGTGTGTCGCTTTGTGATGACGCTAAACTTTATGAATGCGTAGAGAGGGTAGGCTAATGAGAAAATCGGAAGTAGTAAAAGATATACTTGAAATCCTAGATGCCAGTTGTGAAAATGCATCTGAGGAATTGCGAAAACAGGGAAAGGCTTTGGTTGATATAGCTGATGCCCTAGAAGGTCAGTCTAATTCTGATGCCAGAGCAATCCTGAAAAGTGTGGAATCACTTATGGATATCCAAAGCCCTACCAGAAGTTATACAGGTAAACCAACAGGTGAAGACCGTGGGTGATATTGCAGACCAGATTGTTGAGGGGATGATTTGCCAATTATGTTGTTGCTCTGATGGGAGAGACCCACAGGGTTATCCTTACACATGCGCGGGATGCGGGGGTGACAAACCAGAAGATGATGACCCAAGTATTTTCGATCTTCCAGAGAAACAGCAAACCGTAAACCCACAGCACCATGCTACTCAGGGTAAATCCCCGAAAGTAAAATGCTCGTACTGTGATAAAATGGTTGCTGAAGTTGGACTACAACAACACATAGCTGCAAAACACATGGGGAGAAATGAAGATGTTTGAATATAAATGTACGGTAGACAGAGTAGTAGATGGGGATACTGTTGATCTATGGGTAGACCTTGGATTTCACATCAAGGTTCATGAACGGTTCCGGTTGTATGGAATCAATGCCCCCGAATCGAGAACCAAAGACCTTAAGGAAAAACTAAAAGGCATAGAATCCACTAAGTTTTTGGTGAGACTGTTGGATGATATGAAAGGTGATTTGGTTGTAACGACTTTGAAGGATAAGCAGGGTAAATATGGAAGGTGGATAGGTACTCTTTGGATGGATAGGGGTGAGTCTACGGAAATGAATATTAACAAAGAAATGGTTGCTGTGGGACACGCAGCTTTTCAAGATTACTAGGGTGCTCCACAACAGACAGGATAGCTTTTTTGGGCAGTAGTATATATGGTAGGGGAAAGGGGATGGAACAAACTAAACTTGAGTCTCATATCGAGACTAGCGCAGACATGGCACTTGGATTTTGTGTATCGTGGTGCGTATTGCTCTGGGTGATTCCTTTGGTCTATCCAGAGTATGAATCAACAGCAAGAACTTCTTTTGGGTTCGTGATGATTTTTACAGTTAGTTCATATATTCGCAGATACTATACGCGCCGATATTTTGCGCGGGGGTTCCATCTGCTTGTTCGTAAATTTATAACAGGGGTTTTAGAATGGCAGAAATAATTGGAATTTGTGGGAAAGCAGGAAGCGGAAAAGATACGATGGTGGAAGAGTATTTAAAAAGACCTAACCACCCATTAGCGCAAAGATTTTCTTTTGGGGATGGGGTGAAGCATTCTGCTGCTGCTATATTTCGGGAGCCTATCGGAAAGTTCTATGAACACAAAGAAGAGGTTTCTGAGCAGTGGGGAATTTCGTACAGGGAGATGTTGCAAAAACTTGGAACCGAGTTTGCACGGGATATGATTGACAAGGATTTTTGGGTGAAGTGGTTGCACTCTAAGATTCAGGGTATTCCCCCTGCTATTCAATTGGTTTTTATTACTGATGTCAGATTCGATAACGAAGCTGATTGGGTTCACGCAAGGGGTGGGGTGGTGATCGAGTGTGTTCGACAACAGGAAACAAATCTGGGGGCAGAAGAAGAACACCATTCTTCAGAAAATGGAATTTCCGCACATCTGATTGACTACAGAATTACCAATGATAATACGATAGAAATTTTGGGGAACAGATTGGAAACTGCATTAGCCACAATGTTCAAGCTAGGAGCGTTATTTGATACTAAGGTCAAATATTAGACCTTGACAAATATTTCTGCGTACTGTAAAATGGGGTATACATCGAATTTTAGGAGAGACTAGATGACATTTGTTACACGAATTTCAAACGCCGAAACTGAGAAGGCAATCAAAACTGACTTTGCTGAGTACATGCAATGGAAGAATATTGATATGTCCTCTTTTCATATCGGTTCAATTTACCCGCATGGTGAAGATCATTGTGAGGTTGTATTCTATAATCAGGATTCAATTGCAGTTGCTTACGCAGAACTTGCTTCTGATCTTTCGGTTACACATGCTGATGAAATTGATACAGGTGAACATACATTAATATGACTGCTGTGACTTTCGGGCAACTAGTTCAAAATCAGATTGACTCTAAGGAATCTCAGGAGTCTCTTGAAATAGCTGCTGCCTCAAATTGGGAAATTCCTTTTGGAAAGCACAAGGGTATGACTCTATCTTTGCTGATGGAACAGCAAGCGGGTTATTGTAACTGGATAGTCACACAAGACCCATCCAAGAATGAAGCTTTCAATCTCACTGCTAATTATTTGAAACTTCTTATGGCTGCTGATCAGGCAGAAATGGATGGTGGTGTAGTTGTGGCTATTGACCCTTCAAGTCAAGATGGAGATACCCACGGAATTTATGTGGTTAAAAATCCAGACTATGAACTTCCTTTGGGTTTCATATCGGGGTTGGTCAGTGATCTTCTTAAACAGGTAAATGAGAATGACCTGACTTTTAATTTCAATTCTACAGATGTAAATATCTGGCTTAAGTTGGTGAAGGAACTTCAAGAAAATGAAGTTGATGTTTTCCTGATGATAGAAACCACAGTGAATAAAACTCATCCTCAACGAATTAAGCGGGTGTTCTGATGCCGAAGCTACTTAAAAAATTACAAACGGGAAGCGTAGAGAGCACAATTATATCTCTGCTGACTCTTTGCCCCAATTGTGAAACCACATCTGATATTCATGACAATGGAGATTCCTTCCATGTTGAATGTTCTGCCTGTGGGGTGATGGGGTACAGGTACGAAACCGAAAAATTAGCAGTACGGGATTTTAGAAATCATTATGGGATTCCGAAACGAAGAATAATCAAGGGGGCTGCTTGAGAAAATTGCGAGTCAAAAAACTTTCAAAAGTGATTGATGAATCTGTGGTTACTGAAACCCTGATTAAACATTGGAGAAAGAATGACAGTGCAATGAACTACCTGAATAAGCGATTTCCAGAGGGGGATGCTACAGGGGATTTTCTGAAGAGGATAATAGAACTACGATGGTAAAAATTGGAAAGAGTGTTTCACTGAAATATACCAACAATATTAGAGCAGAAGAAGTTGGTCTTCATTGGGATATGCGATTAATGAATTTAGCACTTCATGTTTCGGGGTGGAGCAAAGACCCACGAACAGGAGTCGGGGCAGTCATTGCAAATGGAAAACGGGATATCGATATTGGATACAACGGATTTCCTGCGGGGATTGCAGACCTGAAAGAACGGTTGAACGATTACGATCTGAAACACAAGTTGATAATTCATGCGGAACAAAATGCAATGGACAATTCAACTAAGGATTTGGTGGGCAGAACTTTGTATGTGACTTACCCCCCTTGCATCAATTGCACAATGAGTATCATCAGCAGAAAGTTGGGCAGGGTTGTTACTCTACAATCTTCGGCTGAGAAAATGGAAAAGCACCATGTTAATATTGAACTTTCGAAACAACTTTTTTTAGAGGCAGGAATCAGATTCGATATTTTTAACTAGGAGGTTAAATGTTTAAATCTAAATTAGCAGAAACCAAAATTCTATTGGGTGAATCCATTAGGGCAATCTTGCGGGGCTATTGTTTAACCAGATATAACCGTACAGATGTGACTGAGCTTTTTAAACAGAACACGTATCAAGATGACCCTTTTCTTTTGCACTTGGGGGAACAGAATATGTTTCTGGAA